GGTATGAAGGACGCTGCCAGAGAACTCAAAAAGATCTTCCCGCTATTTGCGATTCAGGAGGTAAAGAATGAGTAATCAACTCAGAACGATACTAGCTGCCGTTCTGTGTGCGGTTGCACTGTTTGGTGAACCTGTATTTGAATGGGTTAAAAACAATGTATATATTGTCGATGTCGTACCAGATGCAACTGTCGATGAGCCATCTTTAGAGAATAAAGAATTGGTTGACGACATTGTTAAGATTGATTTTTCAAAAGAAGATGCAGATCTTGTTTCTTGCTTCTTCCTAGAACTAGCAGACGTTGTAGGAGATGACGATAAGATCATCAAAACAACGGGCCAGTTTGCCAACTTTAATGTAATGGCAGGTATTTTGCATTTTGATACAGAGTTTGCCGGTAAATACGAAGGTTTCGGTGACGCTGTAGAGTATGCAATCCAGAACGCCATTGGTTTAGAGAATCAGTCTTTGACCGATAGTAAGCGTCAAGATCTTGTAGATGTCCTCGAAGCAGTAGCTTGGGGTGTCAATCAATGAGCTTAATAGATGTATTACTTGACAAAGTAATGGACAAGTACGGCATTGAGCAGAAAGATATTGACAAAGCAAAAAGAATGATGGATAAAGTTAAGTTCGTAAAACGTAATGGCGAAAACTATTTGGTTATCGACATTGGTGATGGGATCGAACTTTCTATCAAGCAGTAGAAATTTGACCTCTCTTTAGTTGGATAATACTGACTTTAGAGAGGTTTTTTTGTACTTTCCACTTGACAAAATCGGTTTCGTAGACTATAATAGAGTACAAGAATCCGCTACATTCGACAACATTCGTATAAAGATAAGGAACAACTAGATGCAGGTTACAAAGCGTGATGGATCTAAAGAAGATTTCTCAGTAGAAAAGATCCACAAAGTTGTAAGCTGGGCAGTTAAAGGTATTAATGGTGTGTCACTCTCTGATGTTGAGATGAACGCCAACCTGTCCCTATATGATGGGGTTACTAGCTCAGAGATTCATCAAATTCTCATCAAGTCAGCAAACGATTTGATTTCAACATCTGCACCCAACTATCAGTATGTCGCTGCTAGACTGCTAAACATGCAACTCAGAAAAGAAGTTTGGGGCTACGGAGATCAGCCCACTGACTTCCTGATGTTCATTCGTAGAAACGTAGATAATGGCATCTATGACCCACAACTAGAGAAAAAGTGGAGCGAAGAAGAGATTGATGCCTTCGGTAAGTATATTAGTCACAGTCGTGATGATATGTTTACATATGCTGGTCTACAGCAAATGATTGATAAATACTTGGTAAAAAACAGAAGTACAGGGGATATTTATGAGACTCCACAATTTGCTTATATGGCTATTGCCATGTGTTTATTCGATGATATTAACGAGGTAAAGCAAGCGTATGACTGCTACTCCACATTCCAGATTAACTTGCCAACTCCTATCATGGCTGGTGTTAGGACTAATATACGTCAGTTCGCCAGTTGTGTTTTGGTGGATATCGACGATAATCTTGACGCTATATTTTCTAGTATTCATGCGGTTGGCAAGTATACTGCGAGGCGTGCTGGGATCGGACTCAACATCGGACGTATGCGACCAATCAACTCACCCATCAGAGGCGGTGAGGTCATCCATACAGGACTCATCCCATACTTAAAGAACTTTGAGTCGGTAGTTAAATCAACGTCTCAGAACGGGCTTCGTGGAGGCTCTGCTACGGTGCATGTACCATTCTGGCATTATGAGATTGAGGACATTATGGTTCTCAAAAACAACGCTGGTACAGACGACAATAGAGTGCGTAAATTGGATTATAGTATTCAGTTTTGTAAGCTATTCTATGATCGCTTGATTGCCAACGAAGATATTACTTTGTTCAGCCCCAGCGAAGCAAGAGGTTTGTACGAAGCGTTTGGTGATAACGAAAAGTTTGAAGAACTATACCTTAAATATGAAGGCAAGAGATCACTAAAGTTCAGAAAGAAGATTCCAGCAAGAAAGCTGGCAGAAATCTTTGCTCGCGAACGCTTGGAAACTGGGCGTATCTACAGCATGAACATTGACTCAGCCAATGAACATGGATCGTGGAGTGTACCATGCTATATGTCAAATCTTTGTCAAGAAATTATCCATCCGACAAATCCTATTCAGGCTATTGATGATGCAGAGGGCGAGATTGGTATTTGCATTTTGTCGGCGTTGAACCTGTTGGAGATGAACGATGAGAAGGATATTGAAGAAGCATGTCGAATTGCTGTACGGACTCTTGACTCTGTTATTGATTACCAAGATTACCCCGTACTTGCAGGCGAAAACTTTACCAAAAATAGGCGATCACTTGGAATTGGTATTACTAACCTTGCTGGCTTCTTAGCTAAGAACAAGCTAAAGTATGAAGACCCAGAAGCATTAGAGTTGATCCATGAGACTATGGAACAGATTCAGTGGAATCTTCTTAATGCAAGTTGTGAGTTGGCAGAAGAAAAAGGTGCATGTTCTAAGTTTGATGAGACTAAATACTCAGACGGTCTTTTACCTATCGACTGGTACAAGAAAACTGTAGACGAATTAATTAAACCAAATTATAACATGGATTGGGAGGGGCTACGTGAGAGGATTAAAAAACATGGTCTTCGGCACTCTACTTTATCTGCTATTATGCCTTGCGAGTCTAGCTCCGTTATTCAGAACTCTACCAATGGAATTGAACCCGTCAGATCGTTGCTGATTCACAAGAAGGCAAAAAATGGTGTACTGAAACAATTAGTGCCAAACTATCATATGAGAAAGAACTTCTACACACTTGCGTGGGACATGCCAAACAATCAGGCTATGCTCAACGTAGCTGCTGTGATCCAGAAGTTTGTGGATATGAGTATGAGTACAAATTTGTATTATAATTACTCTCACTATGAGGGTGGAAACATTCCATTGAGTGTCCTCATTAAAGATCAAATTTATGGTTATAAGTATGGACTGAAAAACTTTTACTACGCCAACACCCCGGATGGTGATGGTGACACTGAGAAGGATATGAACTGTGAATCGGGAGCGTGTGCGATATGAAAAACGGTTTCATCTGTTCGGCTTTTGATCTATGTCATGCCGGTCATATACTTATGTTGGAAGAGTGCAAAGAGCACTGTAGAAAACTTACAGTAGGCTTACACACCGACCCAACAATTGATAGACCAGATAAAAACAAACCAATAGAGACGGTTTATCAAAGATACCTAAGATTAAAATCAAACGTGTTTATTGATGAAATAATACCCTACGAGACTGAGGAAGACCTGTATGCCATATTAAAAAGTGGTGACTATCATATCAGATTCTTAGGCGAAGACTACATAACAAAGACGGAGTTTACTGGTAGTGAGTTAGACATAGAAATTCATTACTGCAAGAGGTTCGGGTATTCATCATCCGGTTTAAGGCAAAAAATTCAAGAGGCCAAAAAAAAATGAAGACTATTTTCAACACCAAGAACGTAGACCCAATGAGCCAACCGCTATTCCTTGGTAAAGACCTTGGAGTTCAGCGGTACGATGTTGTCAAGTATCCAATCTTCAAGGAGCTTGATAGCAAGCAAATGATGAACTTCTGGCGACCAGAAGAGATTGAGCTAAAGAAAGATCGTGGCGACTTCAAAGAGATGTCGGACAATGAGAAGTTTATTTTTACTTCCAATCTTAAATATCAGACTATGCTCGACAGCGTAATCTGCCGTGGCGTTCCTACTCTGTTGGAGTTCGTCACCAATACAGAACTAGAAGCCTGCCTGATGACATGGCAATTCTTTGAGAAGATTCACTCACAGAGTTACAGTTATATCATTCAGAACGTATTCGCTGACAGTTCCGAAATATTTGGCGGAATTTATGAAGATAAAGAGATTATGAAGCGGGCAGACAGTGCTATCGCAGACTATAATAATTTGATGGGCATGGCTTGCGATACAACATCTAAGGCAGACCTGAAGAAGCAAATCTACATGACGGTTATTAGTATCAATATTCTTGAGGCTATCCGGTTTTATGTCAGCTTTGTCTGTAGCTTTGCGTTTGCAGAGAACAAGAAGATGGTCGGCAACGCAGATATTATCAAGCTCATCAAACGCGATGAGGCTTTGCACCTAACCAATACTCAGCAGATCCTAAAGATTCTCCATACGGAAGAGTCAGAAGGATTTGTTAGTACAGCCGCCAAGTGTCAAGATACCGCCGTTGAAATGTTTGATAGAGCAGCGGCAGAAGAAAAAGAATGGGCATCGTACCTATTCCAAAACGGATCAATCATTGGACTCAACGAGACCGTACTACACCAATATATTGATTGGTTGTGCATGTCTCGAAGGAAAGCTATTGGGCTTCCATACGAAAACGTTGGAAAAAACCCAATCGCAGGTTGGACACAGGCTTGGATGCAGAGCGAAAGCGTTCAGGTGGCTCCACAGGAACATGAAATTACTAGCTACAAAATCGGTGCTAGTAAAAATGATTTAGATGATATGGACTTAGGAGGATTTACTTATGAGTGAAGAATGTAAAGATTATCTAGTAAGACATGCAATGCTCGAAAGCGTAAATAACATTCCACGCAATATGGGAACTAAGACCTACATTGAGAAGATTACGCAGTGGCATCACGACCGTAATCTGATTGAAGGTTCTACAGATAAAGATCAGTTTTGCAAACTAATGCAGGAAGCTGGTGAGCTTTCTGACAGCATTTGCAAAGGTAAAGATGTCTCTGACGATATTGGCGACATGATTGTTGTGCTAATCAATATTGCAGAGAGGAACAAATTGAGCATCTCTAAGTGTCTTAGGAAGGCATGGGATGACATTAAAGATAGGAAAGGAAAGATGGTTGACGGCGTGTTCGTTAAGGAGACCGATCTATAAACTTTCCCACATAAGGGTTTTACATGAGAACTAAACGACAAAGACGAGAAGACAACAAGAAACCTAATCACAAAATTAAGCCTTTAGAAGCAAAAACAGATAATCAAAGAGACTATATCAGGGCAATCGTAGAGAACGATATTATACTTTGTTCTGGCCCAGCGGGTTCTGGTAAGTCTTTTATAGCAGCAGGAATCGCCGCTCAACACCTACATCAGAATAGGATTGGGCAAATCATTGTAACTAGACCATTAGTTTGTACTGGTAAAGACATCGGGTCTTTGCCGGGAGAGATGGGTGAAAAAATCGCACCCTATCTTTTGCCAATGAAAGAAAACTTAAAACACTTTCTTGGTCAAGCATACTACGGACTTTATTCCAATGAAGGTCAGATCCAATACAAACCTCTAGAAGTCATGAGAGGGTCTACATTCCACAACTCTTACATGATTTTAGATGAGGCACAAAATTGTACAGAAGATCAGATCAAAATGTTTGTCTCTCGTATGGGCGAAAATAGTAAAGTCATTATCAATGGAGACATTGAGCAGAACGACCTCCGAGGTCGGAGTGGTCTTGAGTTTTGCATGAATAGACTAGACCGTATTGAAGGAATTGGAATTTGCAAACTAGGCTACGAAGATATTCAGAGGAATGGGATTATAGGAAGATTTTTAAGAGCATTGGAGAATTAAATGCCAACATATATTTACGAGTGTAGTGCATGTGAACACTCTTTTGAAGAGTGGCAAAAAATGACTGACGACCCACTCAAGAAATGTCCTGAGTGTGGTAAGAAGAAACTGTTTAAAGTTTTGACTGGTGGTCTTCACGGATTTGTTTCTGGAAGCGAAACTATTGGTGGTCTTGCGGATAAAAACGCTAGAGAAAACAAAAACAAAATTGCAGAAGCAGAAGCAAAAAAACGTGAGTCAACACCAGAAGCACCAAAGGCTTGGTACGACAAGTATGGAACCGCTACACCAAAAGAAATTAATAAAATGACACCACAACAAAAAACTAGATATATAATGGAGGGCCGTAAATGAGATTTGTTGACGGAAAATTTTTACCACAAGAAGACAAGACTGTATTCCTATTTGGGAAAACTGGAGAAGTATTAGACAAAGATGAGCAGCATAAATTGCCTCACTATGCTAAAATTGTGCAGAACTCAGAAGGTAAAGAAACTTGCTATATCAGAACTTATCAAAGTACACCATTCGATCCAATGGGTCCATATGGTAGAAGAGAGAGAAATCTAGATACGCAAATTAAAAAGGTTTCCAGAAGCACCTTTGATTTTTATGTTACATATTTAAAAACTAACAATTCAATTTACTTAACCAAGGCTCAACGAGGATTTTTAAATGACTAAGAAGGGACCGCTCAGTAAGGCAGAGAAGTTTTACATTGAAAGCCATCTGGAAAAACCGATGGAAGACTTGTGCAAGGATTTAGACAGAGCTAAGTCTAGCATTGAGAAATACATTAAGACCATTCCAGTTGACGATAAGCAGAAGGCAGAGACTTTGCTGCTACAGCAGTTTGCTAGAAATGGAAAAGGGTCTACGGTTATGACTCAAAATGCAGCAGAAATGTCAGATGCAAAACGTGCTAAGTTTACAAATAATGGAACTAGGAGAAGTTCCAAGTGTACCACGAATATCAGGTGACAAATGGACGATAAGAAATGGGGCGAGTTTTACTCGTCGGACAGAAAAAATATAAGCAAAATCTTCGTTAAGGTTATGACAACCGATAAAAAGCATTGGTTCTTTTCTGATTACGATGTGTGGTACGAAGTAAAAGACTATTGCGAGAAAAATTCTGTGTTTATTGAGGATTTGCACTTGCAATTTAGGTCTAACAAATGTATAATAGATATAGGAGAGTGTGAGGCACTGTATTTAGTGAGATCCGCTCTCGGTGCTATCGGTCAACCAACAAAAAATTACTTCACTGTGGGAACATTAAACGATGGAGTGGTTCACAAGCAAATGTGGTTGACTCCAGAATTAATTTTAGACAAGCAGTACGATGATGATTTATCTGGATGTTTTAGCGAGGCTATAATCTACAATGAACAAAAGGAAAAGAAGCGAAAAGAGTAAATACAAACACTTAACAACAGGAGACTATTGCACTTGTGCCCAATATGTTGCTGCGATCATGTGCCAACGTAACGCAGAAAACAAGAATGAGGGATCTCTACCCTACAAATTCTGGAACAAAAAACCTTGGGACTGGACTTATAAGAAACAACTTTTTAAAGCCAACAGTATACTAAAGAACTACAGTGAAGAAGCACTTGTCAAAGCAATTGAGTCACCAGAGTTCAAAGGTATCTTTTCCCTAAACCATCCAAAGGTTGTTGGGATTATTAAGAAATACGAGCTACAGATTGAAGATCAGAAGTCAAAACCGAAGCAAGAAATTGAAGTGAAGAAAAACGCCAAGACTAGAAAAAAGAGTTATGGCGGAAAGAACCTTTTAAACAAACTTAGGAAACTAGAGAATGGCGAAAAAGAAAAGTAAAGCTGTTGAGTACGACGATCCTACTGTCGCAACATTGTGTAAGAAGTATGGTAATGTAATTGAGTCTGGCACTAAAGTGTTGGAGTCATTAGAAACGTATGACACCATCAGCGTTAGTCCAGCACTGGACATGGCACTTGGTGGTGGATTGCGTGAGGGTCAGGTTGTTGTAATGACCGGCGACCCAAAGACCGGAAAGACAACGACCGCTCTGTATGCTGCTGCCAAGGCACAAGCCAAAGGTAAGAAAGTATACTATCTAAATACCGAAGGTCGTCTGACCAAACAAAACTTTCGTGGCATCAAAGGTTTAGATGTTGATGCTATCCAAATTGTCCAAGCTACAGACGACACACCCATCGTCTCTGCTGAGACATATCTTAATATTATGGAGCGACTTCTTAAAGAAGAAGAGAACCTGTTCTTGATCTGTGACTCTACATCCAATATGGTTCCACAGGACGAGATTGATGGAGAGATCCGCACAGGTGTGCGTAACGCTCTACCACGTTTGTTGTCTATGTTCTTCAAACGTATCAGCGGTGACGTATCACGCATGAAAGCTATCGCTGTGTTCATCACTCATAATATCGCCAATACTGGTGGATCACGTTTTGCACCCAGCAAGATGGCAGACTGCGGTAACATGCTACAGTTCCAAGCTGGAACCAATATGGTCATCACGCACCGTGGCAAATGGGAAGTACCCAAAGAGTCAGGCAATCACGTTGGTCAAGTTGCTAACTGGGTAATCAAGACTTCTGCTGCTGGTGGCACACCTATGAGTACAGCCGCAAGCTGGATTCGTTACGGCATTGGTATTGATGAATCGCAAGAGATTGCACAGATCGCTATAGACTTCGCCCTTATTCAAGCAAAAGGTGCTTGGTTTACTATTCAATGTCTGGTAGATAATAAAGATCAGATCCTTGTTACAAATTATCTTAAAGACAATGAGGTTGATGTAGATGACCTAGAAGCTGTAACCAAGGCATTTAAGTTTCAGGGCATGGAAAAGCTGGTAAACTTTCTAAATGACAACCAAGACCTTAGAGATATCGTTATCGAGGAAGTAAGAGACTTGTTCTAATGAAAGTCACAGGCTTAAATGGTAGAGAGTATAATCTCGATACCAAAAAATATTTAGTGAACAATCGGAGTAAGCGTAGCTTCTATCACTTACAAGCTAGGGAAATTATAGTGGAGCTTTTTCATCCCTATCAGGTACTTGAAGAAGTTACGCTTCCCGGTTCTTCTACAAAAAAATCCAAATTAGCCCTTGACTTTTTGATTCCATCGTGTACAATAGGTATTGAGGTGCATGGCGAACAACACTTTAAGTATGTGCCATACTTTCATAAGTCTAGGATTGGTTTTGCACAAGCAAAGAAGAGAGACTTGGATAAGAAAGAGTGGTGCAGAATTAACGACATCACACTTGTAGAGCTACGTTGGGACGAAGACCCAGAATACTGGAGAGAGAAAATTGAACGCAGCAGATAGACTACAGAAGTTTTTGGATGGCATACAGCAGTATATTACTGGAGCTAATATTGCACCAACAAACTTTACTACAGAGTTTGCTATTGCAGAAACTCTAACATTAGACAAGATGGAGAAGTTGACTCAGGACGACTGTTTCAACTATGCTTATCAATTATACCAGTATGCAGATCACATAGCTTGGTGTAGATCACAGAGCGAGAATGTTGTAAGGTGGTGTAAAGAGAACCTTGGTAGTATCGTGGCTAGTGAAGTGACACAAATTGAAGTGCAGTTCATGAAGTACGAAACAAAGGTCGATTTGATTAAAAGAGAAAATGATATAGCAAGAAACATTAACGAGTGGTTGATGACAGCAGAGAGTAGACTAGAACTATTAAAAAGTAGAGAATACAACGTTCGCCGCAAGGCTGATATCTTAATTGAAAAAGGGAAGAGAAAATGAGTGAAGATATTGTAAAAACATTGTTAGAATCATTAACGGATGAGCAAAAGGCTCAGTTAGTACAAGGTTTAATGTCTAACATGAATCAAACTATTTCTAAACCTCCAGCTAGAGAAACACAAATAGAACAAGAGGAAACGGTTTCCTCGCAAACTCGGTCAAATGTGACAGAGGATTTTAGAGTAGTTCAGAACGATAAGTTAGAAAAAAGGAAAACTCCGGTGAGAGCCAGAAAAAACCAGTGGGTAGATGAGGGTGAGGATCGTGATCCCGAATTTGACCCCGCTAAGTTTGAGAGTATGGGTAAAGTAGCACGCAACCGTAGCAAAGTAAGAAAGAAGACTATTGAGTGCCACGTTTGCGGTCGCAGCTTTGCTGTAAATCCCGCCTATATCTACGGCGAAAACATTAGATGCAACCGATGCACAGGAAGGTAACATGGATCAGCTTGCTGATGTCGGTGCAGAGAGGGCAGTTCTAGCTGGACTCTTTGCATATGGCTTTGAATCTTACGTTGAAATCAGTGACTTCCTTACGCATAGCAGCTTCGCTAACCGTAACAACCAAGTCATTTACAAGTGCATTGAGAAGGTGCTGGAGAATGATGCTGTAGCTGACATTCCAGCGATTCTTTCTGCTGCCGAACAACTTAACCTCACAGAAGTAGTCAAGACTGAACATGAGCTAGACTATATTCGTGACCTTATGGACTATCCCGTAAAGAGGGATAACGTCCTGCATTTTGCTGCACAGGTTAAAAAGTTTGAGTTTGCCCGTAACGCAAAACGTATTGCTAAAAAGATAGATAAAGATATTGACTCCATAGTTGGTGATGAGAGCATTGATGATATTATCAATCTCGTAGAAATGCCACTTATGGATTTCTTGCGTGACGATGAGTCAGGTCAAAAACCAGAAATGCTTGGCGATGATCTGGACGAATACATCGAATTTCTAATCGAAAACAAATGTGACCAAATAGGACTGTCCAGTGGATTTCCCAGATTTGATTCCGTCATTGGTGGTGGCTTACGTCGCAAGTGTGTAGATCTCGTATCCGCAAGGCCCGGAGTGGGCAAGTCTGTCTTTGCAGATAATGTGGCTCTGCATAACGCTAGGAATGGAATTCCTGTACTTATGCTCGATACTGAGATGAGCAAAGAGGATCATCTCAACAGAGTCCTCGCTAATATCAGTGGTGTTCCTATTCAGGATATTGCAACCGGCAAGTTCTCAGAAGATGATGAGAAAGCTATTGCCGTTAAAAATGCGGCAGAAGAAATTAGAGATATCCCCTACACCTATGTCAGTGTAGCTGGTGCCCAGTTTGAAACCATTATGAATATCATCAAGCGATGGATTCTTCGTGAGGTGGGTCAGGACGAGAACGGCAGAACCAACGACTGTCTTGTTGTGTACGATTATCTCAAACTCATGTCGTCGTCCGGTATTACAAACAATCTCCAAGAGTATCAGGCTCTTGGTTTTCAAATCACAGAATTACATAACTTAACAGTCAAGTATGACTTCCCATGTTTATCATTTGTTCAGTTGAACCGTGATGGTATCACAAAGGAATCTACGGACGCTGTGAGCGGTTCTGACCGCATCATTTGGTTGTGTACGTCTTTCTCTATATTTAAATTAAAGTCCGCAGAGGAACTAGCAGAGGACGGTCCAAACGGTGGTAACAGGAAAGTTGTAACGTTAAAAGCTCGTCACGGTGCTGGATTGCTTGACGGTAATTATATTAACATGAACATGGTTGGCGAACATGCACAACTGCTTGAGTTGCGAACCAGAGATGAAATGAGATCCTCACCCGATGGTGATGTGATCGAAGGGGCAGACGCACCCTTCGATGAAGACGAAGATTACGAAGTACCTTTTTATACCGAATAGAGGCTAAAAATGCTCAAGATTGATCCAGAACCAAAGTTAGATTTCGATGATGTCTTACTCGTACCACAAAGATCGAGAGCGGCAAGTAGAAAAGAAGTAGACTTAACTAGGAGGTTTAAGTTTTACTGGTCTCCAAAAGAGTGGCATGGTGTACCGTTGGTAGCTGCCAACATGGACACTACTGGCACATTTAAAATGGGAACTGCCCTTAACAATCATGAGATGGTGACTTGTTTACATAAACATTATGCCGCTGATGTGATTGATGACTACTACAAATATTATAATGTAGAGCATAATGTCTGGGTTAGTATTGGTATGGATCTTGAGCATGAGTTGGAGCGATTATTCTATATCGAAGACAATTCATCTATTCAACCTAACATCTGTATTGATATTGCTAATGGTTACACAGAGAGGTTTGTTGACTACTGTGGTAAAATCAGATTAGAATTTCCTGATTCAATTATCATGGCGGGTAATGTTTGCACACCAGAGATGGTATCAGAACTTATCCTACATGGCGAAGTTGACATTGTAAAGATCGGGATTGGTCCCGGCTCTGCATGTACGACCCGACTAAAGACAGGCGTTGGATACCCACAGCTTTCAGCTATTGCAGAGTGTGCCCACGTAGCTCATGGTTTAAGGTCTGATGCTGGTAGACTTGGCCTCATCTGTGCAGATGGTGGCTGTAGGACTGCTGGTGATGTAGCTAAAGCCTACGCTGCTGGGGCAGACTTTGTGATGCTGGGCGGTATGTTCGCTGGCACAGACGAGTGTGAAGGATCATGGGAATACGAAGTAGACGATAAGGGCTTGGAACATAAAACTGGTCTTATTTTTTATGGCATGTCATCAGAAACAGCACAGAACAAACATAACGATGGTATGAATGATTATGCTACCAGCGAAGGTAGAATTAAAGTTGTTCCATATAAGGGGAAGGTAGATGGAGTGGTTCGAGATATTTGTGGCGGTGTTCGGAGTGCTTGTGCTTATACGGGAGCTACTTCATTAAAGGACTTTAGTAAAACGGCACGTTTTGTTCGTGTCAATCGTACTCATAACGATCAGAGTATATAATGATTAAATATGCAGCGATACCCAGTCCGCTGTTTGGTTACAAACAAATGTTCGACGCAGTTGAACTTGTAGATGAAGCGTTTGCTGCTGGGTACTTTAAGAACCATCTAGAAGAAATTGACTGTGCATGGATAGCACTTGATGGTGACAAGGTTATAGGATGGGCAGCGGTTGGAGACTGTATGTTACGCTGTATCGCAGTACATCCAGACTATCGAGGTCAAGGTATCGGCAAAAGATTAACAGAAGAAAGATTAAAATATTTAGGAGACTGCGAACAAGTAGTCTCTTACGCTTGGGTTAGGCCAGATGGTCGATGCATGTCGTGTAAAAACCTAGAAAATTTCGGTTTTGAACTTGCAAAAGAGCTTCCTGAATACTATAATAATACTAGAAGCAACTGTAAATACTGTGGGAGTAATTGTACATGTGTAGCAAGGCTGTACGTCAAAACACAACCTTAGACCTGAACAAAGTACGAGAGATTATCTTCCAAGATATTTATAAGTTGTTGGATAGTTTTAATCTAGAGTACACTCAGGACGCAGAAAACATTTTTATGAAGTGTCCTATTCATGAGGGCAGCGACAACCCATTCGGTGTATCTATCGCACTTGACAAACAGGTGTGGCGTTGCTGGACTCGTGGGTGTCACGATCACTATAGTTGTAATATTTGGGGGTTCATCAAAGGTTGTCTGCAAACAGACTCATTCTCTGATGCACTCAAATATGTTTGTAAATTGTATGATGTAAACGGAGCATCCAAAAATGGTAGCAGTGGAAATACTAATAATCCTAAGCGTGATAATGATTTTAGCGAGCTTGTACGCCAAATCAAAGGATCTAGAAGAACAGATAGAAGCTCATGTGAAGTGGAGCATGTTACAAGACCAAAAACTGAGTCGTGCCCTTCACCGTATTTCATTGCTAGAGGATACGAACCGGAAACGTTGCGATTTTTTGGAGTTCGAGAAACACCAAGTGATACCAGAGGCATCCTTCGACGTAGGGCAATCATACCCATCTGGGACAATGCCGGAATATACTGCGGGTATATCGGGCGAGCTACCGTTCCATATATCGAACCCAAATACATTTTCAGTAAAGGAATCAGGAAGTCAGATTACTTATACAACTACCACAACGCTATCTCCGAATTGGCTAGACCATCAATGGATACACATCTCACACTCTTCTTAGTTGAGGGGCAGGGCGATGTTTGGAGACTATGGGAGTGCGGAGTTAAAAATGCAGTCGGATTATTTGGTAAAGACGTATCATCACAACAGCGTAAGCTATTGCTTAACAGTGGTGCGACCAGACTTGTTGTCCTCACTGACAACGACCAAGCAGGGCGAGAGTCGAAGATCAAGATCAAACGGGAACTAGGAAGATTATTTAAGTTGGTGTTTCCCAAGATGCACACAAAAGACTTGGGAAGTATGATGTGTGAACAAATTGATAAGAATATTTTACAGGATTTAAGAGGGTATTATTAATGATTCTAGGAATCTCAGGACGCAAGCAAGCAGGTAAGAATACTACTGCAAACATTCTACATGGAATTGTATTAAAAGAACAGGGCTTCATCAAAGATTGGAACCTTGGTTCTAATGGTCAGTTATTGATTCCATCCGATGGTGGTTCTGGATGGGGAGAGTTTTGGACAGAGCGTAAAGACGAAGAATTTGTAACTTGGGCAGATAATAATATGTGGCCCTTTGTTAAGCTCTACAGCTTTGCAGATGAGCTTAAACGTATTTGTATGGAGTTATTCGATATCCCATTTAGGTGCTTGTACGGCACAGATGCGGAAAAGAACCAAACCCAAGAACATCTACTATGGGAAAACATGCCGGGAGTAGTAACAGATGAAGATGACTGGAAGGGTCTATGGCAGGAGGAAAATCTTTACTATCACGCCGCAGGCCCAATGACCGCCCGTGAATTTATGCAGTATTTTGGTACAGAAGTTATGCGTAAAATGTACGAACCAATCTGGGTTAATTCCTGCATTAAAAAAATACAAAGAGAACAATCAGCACTGGCAATTATTGCAGACGTTCGCTTCCCTAACGAGGCGAAAGCTATTGAACAAGCCGGTGGCAAGGTTGTGAGATTAACACGCGAGGTTCACGAGGATAACCATCCGAGCGAAGTAGCTCTGGATGACTACCCCTTCACAGATTATATTGACAATAAAATTGAAAGCATCGACGTTCTGATGGTGAAGGTTAAACAATTTTACCGTAGCCTAAAGGAACAAAATGTTAGTAACCTATGTTAGAAGTTCATCATATAACAATTATGATTTTTGCCAAATGCAGTATTTCCTGACCTACAATCTAGGTTGGAGAGGTTCTAGCGGTAAACGAGCAGATATGGGAACTATGGCCCACAAGGTCATGGAGATTCTTGCTGGACTTAAAAAGTTTCAGCAGGACAATCCTCGTAGAAAATGGCTAGAAATTGAAGATGATAAGTGTGGAAAAGTCAGAGTTAGCAAGGATGATCTCTACACTGACGCTTTTGTAGACGAATTGATCTCCAGATCCATCAAGGATTACGGCGAAACATCTGCCCATAAATTCTACCGTAAAGAGCGAAAGGAGGTTAGAGACACGGTTTATACGTTTCTTACCCATAATGGCGGTCAATTTGACCCTAGACAAAGAAATGTATACTATCCAGAGCCGCATTTCGACCTGCCAATCGAGGAAGATTGGGCAAAGTTCGACTTCGTAGACGCAAACGGCAATACCCAAAAAGGGCAGTTGGCTATCAAGGGCACGATTGACCTCGTTACACTTCTCGACGAAGATACGATTGAGGTAGTTGACTGGAAAAGCGGTCGTCGCCTGAATTGGGCAAGTGGTGAAGAAAAAACATACGAAAAAATGATGAATGACCCACAATTATTGCTCTATTTCTACGCCATGTCCAAGATGTTTCCCGATTTCCCCAATAGAATTATGAGTATTTTCTTCTATAAAGATACTGAAGGGGAACCAGATCCTACACCGTATAGCTTCTGTTTTACCAAGGAAGATGAAGATAGATTTCTAGGTATGCTGAAAAAGCGGGTAGAAGAAATTAGACAGAATACCAAGCCATCCGTACTAGATCCTACGAGAACTGACTTTAGATGTAAATATCTGTGTCATTTTTGTAAGAACAGCTTTGAAGGCGAGACGGATAATATGTGTATAACTATAGAGAAGGAGTTAGTTCAGCTTGGGATGGA